TATATCGCCTCAATTTCGTTATATCCAACCTACCTCGACACGATAAAAATTCTTCCCACCGAAGAACTAGCCGAACTCCACGCAATCTTGCAAGCCCTCGACCACGCCCGCAACGCAAGCAAGGGAGGGGTGTAGATGGTTGAAACAATTGCAATCTGCATCTTGGTCTACGGTCTTGTGTCTTGGCTTTTTCCCGCGAATGAAAAAATATTCATAGGGCAATGTAAAAACAGAAAATGCGTATGGATGACGGTAGAGGGCGGAATGGGGCGAGATATGGACGAGTCCCTTAAATGCCCAGATTGCCGAGCGAAGTTTATGAAAATGATAGGATACCCCGATGCAACCTAACCCAGTGAAAGAGGCTTTGGAAATGGTTTCCGACATGGAAGTTATCGAAGGGCGGTTAGTCAATAAGGGCCGCTTTGTAGGGGACATGGTGCATATCAGCATCGTAGACCTAGCTGCATGTATCCGCGCCCTCACCGCCGCCGTGACCGAGATTGATGTGCCTGAGTTGGTTGGGCAGTTTGTAAATGAAAACGATAGCGAGAGTTACCCGTTTAATGGCGAGGAATACGATCTAAAGTTGGTCACGTTCGCCTTTGAATGGCTGGCACACCACCTCCTATCCAAGTATCCGGAGAGGTTTAAGTGATGGGATCAGCGTCAGACAATAAAAAGCGAATTGATAAAAAAGCAAAACACTCGGGTTGGGAATACAGAACTGTTCTTCTTTGCGCTCATATGCCTAGTAACCGCATTGGGGGATGTTTTGATTATAAGGATGTTGATGCCGCTTTAAATAGCTTGTCCGCAGATGGATGGGAATTTCAGGGGGAAATTACGCAACGATGGAACGGCGGAACCACACAAGTTTTTACAGTATTTAGGAGGAAATTGACATGACGTATAGAGGATGTCCGAACTGCGGGTGTCGCGTATATTCCCTTGGTTGCGTGAATTGCGATGAGACAAATTACATCGAACAACAGGTTTTAAACACATTGGAAGATTACGAGGTAAAGCAATGAAGACCCCGAACCCCACGCCCGCCGATAGGTTAGAGGCGGCTTTGAAGCTTTTCACTATCAATGATTATAGAGATATTGACGAAGAAATATTGTCCGAAATGGGCGATAAAAATGTGCAAAGGTATTTGCGAACTCTTATTGAACTAGGAATAGCCCATCTCGCGGATTTGAGGCGGGAGAACACACGCACCGCATCCGCCTCCATGGAAGCGAAACCACAGGCGGGGTCCAGACCGCTAATCCGGCATTATGTTGACGAGCAAGGCAATGAGATGGTCGCGCTTGCTAAATGGTTCTATGACGAGATGGTGTCTTGTATGCCAGACGGGCCTCCAACCGCACTCGAAGGGGAGGAATAGGATGTGCTGGAAATGCTGGGGAGATGTATATAATTTTTATTTGAAACAAGGCCCCGATCATGGAAGCGCGGCTTACAACGCAGACGCATGGGAGAAACGACAATGAAGCCGATATTATTTAAAGGATTCCAATCAATCCTTGGCCAGCCAGAAAATTGGGACGTTACAAAATATGGTATATGCGAGGGCCTGCCAATTCGTCGGGAGCATGGTTGTATATACTCATGCTGGAAACCAACCTTTAAAGAACGGTTGAAATTAATTATAGGCCGACCCTTAACAATGATTGTCGCGTCTTCGGTATCACAGCCGCCGATTTCTTTGGAGATTGGTTATCCGTGCGGAGATGCACTTAAGCCTTAACCCAACCGCCGCCCGATAGGAGAGATTTATGAGTGAAAGACCGACAGTTAAAATAGGCCCGCAGACCGCAACCAGCGTTGAGAAAGGGTGAGCCGTGGAAGATTTACCGGTAATCATTGCCGAACAAAAATATTACACGGACTCCGAATGGGTACGGATAGGCCACTTCGATCCCAATCATAGCGATGGAAATATTTACGAATTATGCGTTGTCGATGGAATGTTCCCTGCGAAAATAATCAAAAACTGCAAATGGAGAAAACCTACACAAGATGAGTTTGAATACCATTATGTTAGGAGATCGGATGCCATACAGACATTAAACATAGACTACGAAGAATATAATCTTGATCAAAATGCCTGTTATAATAAATACGCTTACGAGGGATGGTATAAAAATTGGGGGATGGCGTTCATAGTGGGCGATGAATTTGCCACTCACTATAGATTAACCCATGACGGTCAAGACCCCCTCGAAACCGCCAAGGATAATGCGTGGTGAAAAAGAAAATGAAAGTCGAACTCATAAGCCTGAATTTCAACCGCCTTGTGGTGAAGATCGAACGAACGGACAACGAGGAAAAGCGTGATAGGCTGATAGCCGACAAACTCAAATCCAAAGAAGGGCGGGAGTTTTTACAGAGATGTCATGGCAAATTCGAGATTAGCAAGCGGTAATTATCATAGGCCGTAGAAGGTCACTGGTTTTTCTACGGAACCCCAAGCGGCACCCTTTCATTGACTCTTTATGTCCTACGTCATGAACCTACACCCGTGTCATTGGGGTCACGATTGGAAGCTTTCCAGTAATAACTGGAAGTGTGAAACGTGCGGGATTAATTCAGCGTGTAAGTCGAATCGCCAAAGCTAAGTGTCAACAACACAAAAACACCGATCACAAATACTGCAACCGTAAACCATGCTTTGTGCTTTTTCCCGAAGGCTAGAAGTTTTTCCATTAGTTTAATCCTCTCGATTCATAAAGTTGAGTTACAAAATCAACACACGCTGTCGCTGTCAGTCGGTCTTGCTCGGCGTCACCGGCGAAGTCGTAGAGCCAGTTAACGCGGATTCCATGGCTGCTAGATAGCTGGTTTCCTTCACCGGAAGAAACGCTGGGCGGGCTGGAAGGTTTTGGTACAACACAGGCCGGGTTGTTTCGCAAGCGGTCACGCTCACGGCGCAGAGCAACATTAGCATTCTTGTAATCATTCGAAACCCTTTCGGTTAAAGCTTTGTCCAGAGAGCATCGTTCCATATCTAATGTTGATTCTTCCAGATCTTTTTCCAAGCCGGAAATTTCACCTTTGAGAACTTTGATATCGCTTCGGAGAATGTAGATATAAGCAGTCATTCCAAGGAAAGCTGAAGCCGATAGCGCAAGCCCGATAAGTTTGATATTCATAGCCCCTCGCTTTCAAGCCACGTTGCAACATCGAAAGACGGACACGCTTTGCCGGGGTCAAACTCATTATGGCCGTGAATCGTGGCCTTTGGGTATTCCGCCTTGAACGCCCTGGCAATTCCAGCCAGTTGGCTCCATTGGTCCTGCGTGAAGTTGGCTTTCGGTTTTCCGGCTTCGTCTATGCCGCCGACCAAACAAATGCCTGTAGATCCTGTGTTATGGCCCGCAACATGCGCCCCGACTTCGTTTATATCACGGCCTGTTTCAACTGTGCCGTCCCTGCGGATAACGTAATGATAACCGATCGTGGACCAGCCTCTTGCTTTATGCCATTCGGTGATTTCTTTAACGCCGATATCCATAGAAGGTTTCGTTGCAGCGCAATGAATGATAAGTTTATCGACCCTGCGGTTTGTCTTAAACATCCTTTTTGTCTTCCTTATTCGCGGCCCAAAGGTAAGCCCCGCCGAAGGCCGCTGAAATCGTGGTAGGAAACGCGAGAAAAGCGACAACATCATCCGTATCCATCCAACCCATACACCGGCATAATAGCACGATATAACCCCAAACCAGAAAGTTTATAGCAGAGTAGTAGGCCAGTTTCCGGCGATTATAGAGCGGGTCTTCGGGGTGTGTTTTCGGGTCGATCATCTATCAGCCTTCTTATCAATCTTGTCAGAAATAGCCTGAAACATTTGGCGGATTTCCCGAAGGTCAGCTTTATAGTCATTTCTAAATTCGTTGATCGTTACTTTAAATTCGGCATCGCTTGCCTCAAGTCTTTCGATACGATTCCCCGTATTCACGGCCCAAGTGACACCTGATATAATAACACAGACAGTCGTGACGATATGACCCACTGATATGTGCGGGTCAAATTTTACTCCTAAAAAAGCTTTTTCCTCTGCCACTTTATTCCCCTCTTCTAATTTCATCAATCTTGTCAGCCATAGTTAGTTTCCTTTGTATGTGCATGTTTATCCAACGAACGGTCCTTTCCCATCATGCGGGCAGCCCGCGAAAAACAGGGCGGAAATCAATCGCACACGCATCATGCCCGCCAGGAGAGGGGTGGGTGTTGTCGGCACCCAGACAAGCACGCAAATGGCGACCCCATCCAAGAGCACAAGTCCTTTTATGGTAATCCAATCGAGCATTATGACCACCCCGCCACGGCTGGCGTTATTATGGTCGAGGCCGCTGTGTTGACAATCGTGGGGTTCGGGTGGATTCCGTCCGCCGTCATGTTGGCTGGCCACACCAACTCAAGGTCGGTGTTGGTGGCTTGAAACACGGCGCGTCCGGTGTCTAAAACTTCCTCGATGGTCCCGTCAATGACGAAGGCGTCCATGCCGTCATTGGCCGCGATGCGGATGGCCTGTGTTCCGGGATAAGGATTTTGGGAATCAAGCGATGTAAACGGCCCTGTCGTGGCTGGTTGCACAGTCAGCCACGCAACATATTTTGATCCTTGGGCCAAGGACTTGAACAAAGCGGCTTGTTGTGAGAGCGCAGTCAGGGTTTGTGGGACGGTGCGTCCTCCGGATAGGACATCGTTCCCGCCGCCATTGCCGATCAGATGCGTGGATTTGCTGGCGATGAAATCGAACCAAGGCTTGGATGCCACGAACTGGTACAGATAAAATCCATCCACCGCATATTTGACAAACGGCACCGAACGCCCGTTGACCGAACGCAATCCGGTGGAGACTGTGCCGCCGCCCGTTGTCCCATTGTCCTGCACGTCGTTCTTATATAGCGGAATGGAATCGCCTGTCATCATGATGGATATATCGGGCGTGCCCGACCATGTTCCAAAAATACCGTGGGGACCCGGTCCTTGGGTGGATATATCTGTTCCGCCTGTCAAAGCCCCTGTTCCTAGAAGTTGTGTCGTCCCTGTTGTGTATCCATTACAAGACAATCCGGTTCCTGTTTGATACCGCGCCGTGGGATAGCAAAAATCGAATCCTGCGGTTCCGGTTGCCTCGAATCTTATCTGGCCGGACGCATCGGCGGGAAATTCGCTTAAACCAAACGCTGAAGCCCTGATGCCCCACAACTTGATAGATCCCGCCGTGACCACTTGGTAAATGTCGGTCGCGGTATCCTGCACGGCGAAAGGCATTGTGACGCCGTTATACTCAAGCGCGAACCCGACCGTGACAGAATTTGGGGCGTTGACTTCATTGTTTTGTGTGAGATAGCCGCCCCAGTAGGCCACCCATATTTCCTTGACAGGTTCGCCGCCAAGGATAAAGGCAGATCGTCTTTCCACGCGCGTATAATTTGACGCGTTTGTGTTCACGGTCGTCGGTGTCACCCCGCCTTTACCGACGATGCGAAGATCGGCAGGGATTGTCATGGTGGCATCGGAATACATGGTCATGGGAAAAAGCATGTGCCTACCTTACGCAAATGATTTCTGGGCAACGCCGTACATATTCGTACCATCGGAAACGAAGGTCAGAATATCCACGGCGTTGTTGGCCACGCTCAGGACGGGGGCAACGCCGCCCGGCCATTTGAACACCGCGTTGTAGGTCAGCGCGTTGGACCCCGTGGCGCTTTGCGTGATCTTGAGGATATACGTCCCGCCATCGACCATGTTGGTTGGCGCACCCAAAGCGCGGGTAGCACCGACACCGGATGTCAAAAGCACCTTGGCGCTTTGCTGTGTCGCCAGATTCCATGTGATGGTCGCGGCGTCGGTCAGGGACGCGGCCCCGAAATTCTGCTGCGCCGTGTAGACCGTGGCAACTGAACCCAAGCCTGTGACCTGACCAACCGGGATTGCGGCGTTCGCGTTAACGTAGGTCATTAACTGGTTAACGGTTGTTTTCGTGTCCTCCGTTCCGGCCTGTCTCGATAAGAGAAGGTCAGTTCCCGAAACGGCAGCACTTGCCGCCAAATCTGTCATTATCGTATCGGCCATTAGCTTGTCCCTTGTGTAAAGTATTGGTTGGTTTTCGCGTCATTGGTAAAATACGCATCGGTTTTCGCATCATCCGTAAAGTACGGGTTTTCTGGAGGAGTTGGCGGCGGTTCTCCACCGCTGGCTCCGTTGTCGCCGATTCCTAAACCGATCCCGCCCGAAAAGCTAAACGCTTTCCGCCCTATCGGGAAGCCAATCGGTGTGCCGATTCCTTTAGACATTCGCGCTGATCCACCAATCAATATCGGGCCCGGTTGCACCTGCTAGGTTGAGACGCACGATCAAACCGTTCGAGGGCAGGGTGAAATTGAAAAGCCCTTCAGCTGTGAGCTGTACTGTCTCGCCGCCGTTCGTGAACGTCGTGCCTGTGTCAGAACTGACTTCAAGGCTAAGTGTGCCGCCGCCGAAATCGCTGTCGGCTTGTACAGTGCCGGTGCCGCCTGGGAAGGCGATGTTCGGGGAATTACCGTTGGCGGTTAGTGTTCCTTCTGCTAAAACAGGCATTATTTCTCTCCTTTGTTCTGTGGTATCGTATCATCTTTTTGGTTATCTTCTCTACGGTCTTCACCTGATCCGGCAATATTATTTGCAATGTAGCTGCGCATCGCTTCCGTAATTTTCGGGATGTTCTCTTCAGTCTGGCGGAGCATAAGCGTTTCCGACATCTGCGGGTCGAGCACGATCTCGATCATGAATTGCTTGACAGCTTCCTGGCTGTGATCAGGGAGCCATGACGCTGCCAGATTAAGCATACGGTTCTGGCGGAAGTTCTGCGCGAGAATGGCCGAGAGCGTGGTTGTGGTGCGTTTGGCGTTCTCCTCAATCGGTTTGGTCGAGGAGTTGCTCGTACCCGCCACGCGCTCCTGACGGCTCGTGATCTCCAGTTGCTTGCGCACCTTGTCAAGATTGCGCAGCTCAGGCGAGTTCGCGCCGTAGATATCCTCCAGCACGCCCCGGACGTTGTTGTCGTTCATCGTGTTGATGATCTCGTCGAGCTCACCAAAGCTCGGCTTCTTGGCGCCGCTCTCCAGGGTCCGGCCTGTTGCTGCCTTGCTGGTGAGCACTTTCTGCCTCATCCACGTCTTCACAGCATCCTTGACGCCGTTCATCGCCTCGCCGGTCGTGTCTTTCTTGGCGGCTGTGACAAGCTGGCGCATACGCTGGCGGGAATTACTGCCTTGCAGGATTTTACCCACTTCCTCGTAAGGATCGCTCTTGTCGAGGAACGAACCGAGGGCTGATTCATTGATTTCTTTTTGCGTGCGCTTGACGCTCGCCGTCTTGTCGAGGATCTCCTGCTCGATTTTCTTCTTCACGCCGCTCTTGGCGCGGATGCGGTTGAGCATCTGTCCGACTTCCTTGCGCACCTCGGGGCGACCATCGAGGATCTCGGCGACATCTTTGTTCTTCATCCAGCGCTCGACACGCTCGGGCGTGAGTTTGCCGTCCACGCTGCGGGCGAGATCACTGACCAGCCAGTCTCTAGCTGCTGTCTCGACGCCTTTGGGGTCATCCACTTGCGCAATCATGCGGTTAAAATCAGCCACGCGCTCGCGTGCAGCGCCGCCGCGGCCGAGGTATTTACCGGCGACTTCCGTGTCAGGCACTGGTTTGCCCGAACGCTCGGCTTGTGTAAGCTTGCCGCCGGTGCCTTCGCGAAGGAGTGGCGAGGCTGTCTCTTTGAAATACTGGTTGGCTTCGCCAAGGCGGCCCGCGGCTTCTCTTGCCGCCGGATCTGCGGAATTGGCGAAATTGTCGATCTGCGCGTTCACGGCGTCTTTCAGTTTCACGAGGTTATCGACGCGGGCGCCTTTGCCCGCCGCGCGCGCCGTGCTGATCGCTTCGGAGATACTGGAGCGCAGGTTCGAAAGATATTCGAAACTCATGGTCGTCGGCTCTTTGGGGTTGAGCACGCGGCCCGTCTCACCGTCGATGATCTCCATCGGTGGTGCGTCTGCGTTCTGTGGACGGATACGTTCCAACTCCACCTTAATGCTCGCCGGAAGGCCGGAATCAACCGCACCTGGTTTCTCTTTGATATTGTCAATCTGCGCGAGGAAATCGTTGCTCTCGGCCACGAGCTTGCCTTCGGGGTCAACGCGGCTCGTGTCGTAAAGCTCGTTCTTGGTCGTCGTGACCTTGCCCCGCGCGGCTCTATCCGCTTCCGCAATGCGCTCAGATGCCGATGGTCCTGCCGCGCGCTGCGCGTCTAGCTCATCCGCCTGTGTGGCGATACGGCGATCGATCTGTGTGCCTCTGCGCTCGGAGCGTGCCAGATCCTCTGTTACTGGAGCGAGCTGGCTTTCCGCATCAGCTCGCGCTGCTGTCGAGATAGCATCGCGGTTGCCGCCGGTAGGATCGGTGCGCTGTGTTGCCTCATCAAACGTCTTGACCGTGGCCTCGGCGTTGCCTTGTTGACGAGTCACCATGCGGGGGTCTTGCGCCACGCCGCGTTGAAGTTGAAGCAGGCCAATGTCTTTGGAAGCTTCCGGCCCGGTCGGTTTGAAGGCATCATTCGGGTCCACTGTTGCGCGCGTCGCCGCGATATCTGCTGCCGCTTTTTCAGGGTTGGAGGCCGATTGCATGACTAGCTTTTCAGCCAGCTCGCGTTGGCGGACGGGATTGACGCGGGCTTTGTTGATGTCGGAAATTGTTCCAATCCCGTCCCAAAGATATTTGGCGCCTTTAACCACGCCTTCGGCCAGGGGTGTTTCCGCACCGACTTTGACGCGCTTGGTGAGGTTGCTATCGCCGGGAATAACCTCGCCCTTGGCGCCTATTTTCGGTGTCTGAATGTCTGTGTAAGACCCTTCCAGAAGGTCGCCTATCGTCGAGGCTTGGTCCGGATCTGTAGCGAGCATATCGGCGAAAGCGGCAGCGCCTGTTTTAAGCGCGCCTGTGCCTATCTTGGCATATTTGGGGGCTTCCTTGGCGGCGGACGGTATGGCGCTCGCGGCTTTCATCGCGATAGGCGCGTATTGCGTGATGGCTTGTAGCAGCTCGCCGCCCATACCGTTTTGCTCAACGACAGGCAAGTTGTCGATGAAGGAATCGATCATCGGGCTGCGCTCGCCGCCCAGTGCCTCGGCAATATCTGCCGGGACACCGGCAACGCCCGCTACGAGATTGCGCACGCCGCCTGCCAGTGGGCGGGCCACATCTTCGACGCTGTTCATGACGTTGGTGCCGATGAAGCCGGGCAGAGATTGTGTAGAGAGTGAGGGTACTGTTTGCTCGCGCGCAGGGATGACGAGCTGGCCATCTGGTCTGCGTTGCATGAAGTTGCCCAAAATGTCCGTGTTCTGGGGCGGAGCCGCCATCTCTGGAGGCGGGGCGGCTCCGGCGATGACAGGTGCGCGGGCCCATGCCGGAGTGTTCGCCCCGGCTGCGCCCTTGCTCACGATTGGTGCGTCTTGCCAACCCATTATGGTTTCGTCCTTGTCGTGCCGTCAGGGGCGAGGAACGTCGCGCCGGAAGGAAGGGCTTCGTATTCTTCATCGCTTTGGATTTGAACAGGGGCAGCTGGCGCACCTCCGTCTGAATCACCCAAGGGCGTTCCTGGTAACGCAGGTGCTCCCAAGCCTCTAACCGTATCGAATAGGTCTTTCTTAGCCAATCTCTTCATAAGGGTCACTTCGACGTCTTCGCCTGGTACTGCCGTCAGTTCTAGCGTTTTACGCATTACCTCGGCTTCTGTGGCTGCTTGACCTGATTGAAGGAAGATAGCCTGAGCTACAACAGGTTTCATCGCTTGGAAGTATCTTTGGGCTTCCGGCGACATGTTTCTAACCGCTGTCGGAGCCGTGAGCGGGTTTTCTAGTATGGTTTTAGCTATATAGTAATCCTTATCTTTAGGTACAAAATCCCCGATACTTTCCAGGTATTTGATCGGTCTGGCAAGCTGGTTGGCCGCGATGGAGTATTTCCCTTGCGCTTCGGTAGGAGGTTTGCCGCCCTTGCCCATCGTCACGATCGGTTTACCGTTCGCATCGTAGCTGATCGTTGTCTGCGTGCCCGCGTTCTGCTCGGCCAAGAAGGGCCCGTAGTTCGGATCGATCAAGGTTTTCTCGTAGTTCTTCATATCCGCCGTGCCCATATTCTGCACACCGAGCTCGCTCAAGCGAGCCGTCGGCAGCGTCGAGCCCATAGCCTGTGCCGTCACTTGATCCGGCGAGGCGAACGTGCCTCGTCCGGCGGCGGCGTTGAGTATGCGTTTGTTCGGGTCGGTCACGCCTTGGTTGGCGGCGAAACCCTCCTGTGCGAGTAGGTAATCACCGATGTTCTGACCGGGAAGCCATCCAGCGGCCATCATATCCACAATTTCAGGTGTCAACATCTGCGTCATATCCTGTGGTTGCGCAGATCCTTGCGCTTCCATCGGCGCGAGCGGAACAGGTTGTGGTGGCATCGCTGGCCCACCTGTCAAACCCGCGATAAGCTCGTCGAACGGATCGGCGGTGTTTGGACCGCTAGGCATCGTCGCAGGGTTGTATGGTGCGCCGACCGGGAGCGGTGTGACTTGCTGCGCATCGAAAGCTTCATCAGATACGGCGCCGGCGTCGAGCTGAGGCACCATGTCTAGCGGTTCGATTTGGTCGTAAGGCAAGGTCATCGCGGGGTTGCGGCCCTGTCCTTGCGGCCCGATATTCATCGGATTGTACGCAGGCATGGGCGCCATTGTTGGCGGGTTATTTACCCCGTCTATTCGCCTTTTCTGCGCATCGAGCTTGAGCTGTTTCATCATCATCTCGACGCCTTCGGACTGCGCCTGCGCGTTGTTGTAGCGTGCGGCGGCTTCAGCCTGCCCGATCTTGGCGGGGTTTAGGGCTTCTTCCAACATGTACTGCTTGTTCTGGATCTCGACTTTCTGCCGCTCCAGATCTGCTTTTTCTTGCTCCGAACGCATCGCGGGGTTGCCGAACGCAACCCCTACCAACGCTTTCGCGGCATCTGACCAAGGTGTTACTGTCATATTCTTCCTGTCGAAACCCCTGCCGGCAGTTTAGCTGCTTGCGCCGGTGTTATTGTTTGTGTCGCGGCGCGGCCTGCATCCCATGTGACGCCCGTCGCAGGGTCGAGCCCACCCCACCAACCAGCACCTGCTCCGGCGCCGTAACCCGCGTTCGCGAGCGTGCCAAGTCCGCCGATCATATCGGCAATTGCCATTTTATCATCGCCTGCGCGTGCTGCGGCAGCTGTGTCGGCTTGGAGGTTGTTCAAACCGCCTTGCACGAAACCGGCCTGCGTGCCGATGCGGTTGGTGTTCTGGCCGAGCGCGATATTGCGTCCGAGGGCGGAATCGCCATAAGCGCCTATACGGGCGGCGGCTTCGGCGGCGTTCGCATTCTTATCGATGGCGCGGTCTTGGGATTGCACGATGGCGGTCTTCACCGCGCCGGACGCGTTGCCTTGGCCGGGGAGGAGCATCCGTTGGTCGAACGATGGTTGGTTCGCCGCGGTGCGTTTTTCCACAGCGTCTTCATACCGGGTCTTGTCTTTCTCCTCGCCGGATTGCGCGATGGAATCCTGCAAGCTCTGGTTCGCGATGTTACGGCGCTCGGCGATATCTTGGTCAAACTTATCTTGCGCGGCCATCGTCGCGCTGTTGACTTTCTTCACGCCCTGATTCTGGAAGTGGCTCTGAGCCAGTGTGGAGGCTGCTGTAATCGCGAGTGATACTGGATCGCACATTTTAACCTCCCGCTGGCGTAATTCGAGAAGACCCGTTGCCGCCAGCAGAGCTTATGCTGGCCGTCGGGCTTGAAGCGAACAAACCCTTACCTTTAGTCGCCACGTTCGATAAATTCTCAAGGTTGGTCGCCGTGTTAAAGACGAAGTTACCGAGAGCATCGAAAGTCGGCGGGGCGTTCAACAATGCGGCTTTATTAGCCGCGGCTGTCGCTGCCGCGCTTGGATCTTCCGTGGCGTTCAATTGTGAGAGCAGGTTCGACCTGGTGTTCTCCAGATCTGTTCGACCTTGGTTTGCGAAGGAAGCCGCTGCGTTCTGGATGTCGCGCTCGTATCGCGCGCGTTCTTCGGTGAGTTGTCTTTGGCGGTTCGCCGCCTCGCTGGATTGGAGAAGCCCGCCACGGGAGAGCGCGTAAACAAGCTGTTTTTGTGCTTCTTGGAACTGCTGGTCGAGCGTCGGCATGGCGTTGGCAACGTAGGCAGTCTGGCGTCCGGTGAAATACTCGTCGTTAAAAGGCGCCAAGGCTGCGTCGATCGCGGACGTACCTTGCATGATGTTGTTGCGGCGGGTGGCTTCCCGAGCGGCCTGCGCGGCTGCGGCCTGTGCCGCACTGTTATCTTTTTTAGGTTTCGACACTTACACCCCCTGTGACCCTGACGTCTTTACTATAATTCCCGCCCACACAACTATACCCTCTGCGTTCGTAAAAAGCACCCGCTTTTGTGTCGCCGGTCGAGACATCAGCACGAATCTTGATAATAGGTTGCCCGACTTCTCTCGCCTTACCGAGAGCCCACTCGGTGTAAGCTTCTTCAAGCCTCGGCGCGATAATAGATCCGCGGTGTTCTTTCTTCACGAAAACGCCCATATCGGCGGCTTGCAGTAACGGGCTGAACATATAACAGAACACCGAACCCATCCACGCGCCGACGATTTCGCCGTCTTTTTCGTACAGGAAAAGACAGTAGGTATCTTGTCCTAGCGCGATTTTGAGGAAATCCTCGTACATCTCACGGCAGAAAGGCACGTTCTTATAGTCCCCTTCGGGGTGCATCACTTCCGCAAGGTCGGCAATTTTATGGATATCTTCTATAGTAGCGTGTCTAATCATCCGGCCCAACTTGTCTCGTAATGCACCACGATCTTCGAAAGACAGGCATATTCATTACCTTGGTGCGTGAACTTCATCTTCAAAACCGGACTGAATTGCTGCATGGCAAGGTTCATCTGCCCGACCGAGGATTTGTAAAGCGTCGCTGTTTTCACCCATTCATCCGGCTGGTTCGGGTTCGTGTTGACGTAGATGTCCCACGTACCTTTCAAAATCACGTCGAGCCCTGACCATCTTTTCCAGTGGCCTATCGTGCGGGCGTCGAGATACGGCATCTCGATGACCACTTCCTGCTCTGTGTACTGGTCGTTGGCGTCGCCGCCGAGAAGATAAATAGTGTCGCCTGAGCGTGCATATACCCGGCCGTTCAGTGTCGCATAGTCTGAGATAACGAAGCCGGGCTTGTAGGTGGACCATGCCGATATCTTGGAGGTCGCGAAGAAACTGAAAACATATTCTGTGTCGTCGAGGGCGGACATATAACGCCCATCGCGGGGCTCGATAACACCTGTGGCTCTTTCGATCTCCTCGTCGGTGAGAGTGAGCATGTGTGCCAGTACGATATCGTCGACAGGCGTGCCAACATCTGTGACGCTGGCGGCGTTGGATGAATCCCTTGCGCGCATGGATCTGTATCCGCTGTCAGAGAGGTAGAAAAGATCAAGATCGCCGAAACTGCGAATGGTTTTGGGCGAGCGCGTGCCGGTATTATCGAGCACTTGCAACTGGACGTTGGCGCCAGGGTTGGCATCCATCGCCCATATCTGTGTCGAGTTGCGGCTGAAAATACCTATATTGCCTTGGTACACGCCAAGGCCTGTGATCGGCTCGTCGTTCGCGCTTTGCGCGGCCATGTCGATAACGCCCGAACCTGTGTTGATCTCGGCGCCGACAGTGTTGTCACGCCAGAGGGCGGCGTTGGCTACGACCGAGAACAATATGTTTGTTCCGGCGCCGGCGTACATTTTATTTTTATGGGTCAGGATAACTTCAGCTTGTTCGTCCGTGACCGTCGAGGCGCCGTATATGTTGTCGTCGATCGTAAACGTAAAGCGATCACCAGGATCAAATGTACCGCCAAGGGTGATGGTGTTAATCTGTGGTTGGGAAACCCCCGCGGCTTGTGTTTGCGCAACCACGACGCTTTGATCGTCCACCGAGCCGCCTTGCGTCGCTGTGGCCGTGACGTCGAAAGTATCGTTATCAGCGATACCTGTGATCGTGATGACGTTTCCCGTCACCGAGGCTGTTGCGATGGGGTCGCTTGTCGCGTCACCTGCGAGCGCGAGCGCGACGCCGTTCAAATCTATTTGCGAGCTGCGCACCAAGCCGGTATACCAATCACGCACGCCGGAACCGTCGTAGAAATGGTATATTTTGGTGTCATCGAATTCAGCAATAACATAGGGTTTCGCTTTGAAAACCTCGGACATTACAACCCGCAACATCGTACCATTATCGGGGTTTTGGAGCCTTTGGTATGTCACACCAGAAGGAATGCCGCCGGGTGTACCTCCTGAACCAAAAACATAAAGCGTGTTGCTCGCGGCGATCAAACCAAACGTGCCCGCAGGGAGCACATATTTCGACACCCACTGTTTGGCGATCTCTATTTCACCGCCGCGGTTAATGTGGCCGTTTTCGAAAACTTGAAGAGAGCCGGGCGCGGCTGAGACTTCGAGGCGCCGGCTATCTAGCCCGCCTTTGAAGTCTTCAATTTGGAGATATGCTTTTGGCACTTCGGGACCTTCTAGTAATCAGTTTCGATGTAATCGCTCATAAGGTCAAGCCCTACAGCTAACGCGGTTGCGTTGTTGGTCCGGTACGCCCACATATAGGAAAGAAGCGTAGTCGTAGCCGGGAGGACTACGCCGCCGGAACCGCTTATTGTTCCCTCCGCCGCGTCACCTGTGTTCAGCCTGGTCACTCGATACTTTATCTCCCCATTTGCGTTTGGCGGTGAGAACAAAACTAATTCGTAAGCGTCCGCGCTTCCGTGAGTGATTGGGAAGTTTGCACCAAGATCAATAGCGGTTTGTGCGGAAGACCCGCCGTAGAAAATCTTTAAGTTGGTGTCGGAGGCTCCGTGGCCTACGCCGCAGCAGTTGGTCAGTGTCGAAGGCTCTACGTTTGTTGGTGCTGCCACAGAAGACGAGATACCCACAAACATTCTCGCACCGGCTACCGATGCAGCATCGGAAATGCCAAATCTTGTTACCTTGTGGAAACCGCCTAATGTACCGTCACCAACCGTGATCTGAGCTGCCGCCTGTCTCAAGCTTGCAAGACCCCCAACAGTGGCCACAGAGACATACCCAATACGTCTCATACGTGTGAACAGATTTGTCGTTGCTACGTTTCTTGCTGTAGCCGTTCCAACAGCTGTTAGAGCGCCATAACCTAGAATACCGGGAACCGTTGTAGCGTTACCTTGCGGCCTCCAATAGCCTATGGAATTTCCAGCTAAGAAGGGTTGGATGGGTGTATCGACACCAGAAGGACCGATCCATTTCGGCATTACCCTTCCGCCTATGCTTTTGGCATACAGTGTGATGGCGCCGGTGGGGGCAGATGGGTCTGTCGTCGCTGTGAAATCAAGTCCGCCTACCGCGCCGGAAAAAGCGCCGTAAGCAAGTGAATTCCACGCTGTCGTGCCGTCGCCGATCTTATACTGGCTTGTGGTCAGGTTTAAACCTATCTCGCCTTGAGCGAGAATAGGGTTTGCCGAAGCCCAGTTCGCCGAAGTGTCGCGTCTGAATTGTATGAGATCAGCCATTAAGCTCCGCCACCATCTAAGGCTGTAGCGCCGCCATAAGTGCTTGCGGCCGATCCACCATCTACGTTTGACGAGCCGGCTACCGCAAGGTCGCCACTTCCTAACACGCTCGATCCGTTAATCGTTTTTATGTTTGTGCCTGATACTAAGGAAGCTTGTTTTGCGTCTAGTGCCGTTTGCAACCCTGTCACGTTGGAGATAGCGTGGCTGTGTGAAGCCGCGGCGTAACTTCCCGACGCCTGCTTGCCGTTTAACGCCGATTGTAAATCGGTCTGCGCTGAAAGTGTTCCAGTGATGTCGCCCCATGCGGCCGTGCCATCGCCGCCGCCCGATGAACTTGTTGCTTGGCTTTCCACCAATGCGTTCAACGCGGCGAGCATCTGTTTGTTGATGGTGGCTTGATCGGCTCTCAGGTTTATATCGAGCATCTACGCCCCCGGTGCGCGCGGCGCAATAACAGTCGGGTTGTCGTGCGCGTCACGAAGTGGGAGTTTCGACCCCATAATGAAGTATCCGCCTTCGCGCCGGACCGCGCCGCCGCGCATACGTAAGTACATCTTGTTGCCTTGAGCAAGCAGTTTCTCGGCGCGCTTGTCGTCTTCACCCGTCATAAGGTGTGCCGCGGCGAGCGTAACGATCAGTGTGTCGTCGAGCGTGCAGACATCATCATCGGTGAGAAACGCGCCTAATTTCTTGAAACCTTCGAAGCGAAGAACTTCGCTGTCGTTATCCGCCATCGGCCACACTTCGAGCTGGTCGCCTTGACCTGCATCGATAATGTCCCACTTTTGGACGGGGTTGGATTTCTCACCGTTGTCGCTGTCGTAAATATTGTAATCATCCATCGTGATGCCGCGCACCACGGGTGTCCAGTGCTCGACGCCGTATCCGTTGGTGCGGATGCGCGCGATACGTTCGAAATCAAGATCGGTCGGGAAATCGTAATAGCGTTCGCCATCCTGCATCGTGATGTCGCGGCGGCAGCGCAGGAAAGGCCAGTCGAAGTCCCAGTAGAGAAAAAACTGAACGCGGTAGAGCAGGCGTTTCAACGATTCATATTCATCGATACCGATGTTGGCGTTAGGGGATCTGCGGGTTTCAAGCCGCAGATCCTTCACCATTGTCTCTAACGTCGTGATCCCCCGAGGCATCTATTACGCTTTCTTCGCTGGTGTGCCTATCAAGTCGATTTCTTTGGTGTTTTTAACAGCCGTCATCGGTTTGTCTTTGGTTTTATCTTCCTCGACAACCACGGCGATTTCTTCCCATCCGTCGCCATAATCCGTTGCGACTTTATCGTCGGCCTGTGTCAAACCGGCGTCTTCGTAAGTGTACGGAAGCACAGGGTTCGCGCCGGGGAACACGGCTTCGAACACACCTTTGTTGTATTTATTGACGAGGTACTCGATCAAAGATTCCGTCGGGCGGATACGTTGAAGGGGTTTGCCTTCTTCACTGATGCGGCGTTCGATGTCATCGCCTTGACATTCCAGCATCTTGACGGCTTCTTTACCGTGGACGTGTTGGATGATCAAAAATTCGGGTGCGGTGACGCGATTCAGGTGAACCGTGTTCACGGCTTGGCTGCGCATTTGCAGCTGGACGCGGTATGTTTCAAAGGCTTTTTTAGCCATGGTTTTCTCCTTTAGGAAGTAAAGCACGGCGGGTTATTCCGCCGTGCTTTTATTTTACACATTAACCAGCGTATTGCGGGTTTCCTTGGTACTCAGGATCGGGGACAACCACAACCAGCGAGAACGCTTTCGCACCATCGCAAGCTGCGTTCGGGTCGTACGTTCCACGGATATCGGCTGTCGTTGCCGTGCTCTCCGTGTTACGCGTCAGACCTGCCACAACCGTACCGGCTGTCGCAACTGCGTCGTCTTGCAGCTCTTTCAGCACGTAACCGACCGTAGCTTTAGGCACGTGAACCGGCAAGCCGAGAACATCGCCGGTACCGACTGTGGCACCCGTGATGTTCGTGTCAGGAACAACCGAAGTAACCGTCTTGAAGGCTTTCAAACCCGTGTGGGAAGTGCCCGAAGAGGCTGTCGTCTCCACGATGGTCTTGCCGTACTCGTCGGTACCCGTGATCGTCAACTTCGCGGATGTCGTCCATGCGCCGACCACGTTACGTGGTACGTCGAATGTCGCTACGCCGCCGGAAGCAAGTGCTCCGTTGATCGTCATCGCCGTTGCCGCTGTCCCCGCTTGGGACGCACACACTCCGTCAGGGTCCGCCGTGATCGGTGCGCCGAGGTTGATGACCGCTACCTTCGCTTCTGTTACCCGCTTCGCCGTATTCGCTACCGTGCCGTTGCGACCTTTGATGAGGGTCGTTTGGCCTAGTGTTGCGAAGTTGAAGAAAGCGCGGGAAGCCGCAGGGATCGTGCCGCCGGAACGGTTCGTCACCGTTACTGAGGACGTCCCAAACGACAACCCGATATCTTCAGGTTGGTTGTAGCGTGTGCCGTTGATCGTCATGTAGTGGCCCATGGCGAATTCGAAGTCGCCACGGTTCATTCTGGTAGGGTAGTTCACTGTGAAAGTGCCTGCATCCGCTGTGTCTGCGCCGAGAGCAAATTCTACTGCTTTAAAAGACATTTTTAGTTCTCCTTGTTTGCTATCAGATTATGCGGATGGTAGGCCGGATGTGTTGACTTCGTACACGCCCGAAGAGTTCAGACGATGTGCGACCATCGCGCCGGACCACAGAATGGACTTGTAGTAAGCCAGAATGTTGTGCGGACGAGCTGGTTCGTGAACCGTCATGTCGTTTCCGGAGTGCATGTAGAGGAAGATGCTTGAGTGATCGACGATGTAGCAACGATCGCTTTCACCGACTTCATCCAGAGCAGGTTCGTACATGAACATCATACCGTCGAGCGAGACGCCGTTCACGCCGATTTCAGTAGCACCGCCACCAAAACCTTTTTGCGTGTAGTCGCCTTTCGCCGTCATTTCAACCCGGAGAGCTTCCATGAAAAGCGAGCCGCAATACGCAACGTGGTTTACAGAGCCGTACTTACGGAGCTGGACCATCTCGGAGCGAAGCAACTGTGTCAGCGTCTGGTTGCCCGCGGACGGCGTGATCTTCGTTCCACCCACACGGGCGCGGTTACGCCAGAGGGGGTTGGCCGAGCGGGACAGGGAGCCTGTTACGCCGGTCGAAGGAGAGTCCGTGATCAGGGCTGGGATACCTGCAAACCCGTTCGCACCCGTGGACCAGATACGGTCTTGGGAGAAAGAGTAGCGGGAATCGTAGTCCATCTGCTCGTACTTGCTGGTGAGGAAGTTCTGGATGCGGATCGTGTCTTGGTTGGATACCGCCTTGAACGTGCCGCTATCGCCTTTGGCGATAGAGAAGCCCGCCGTCAGTGCTTCTTGCCACGAGAAGGTCAAACCAAGGTGGTTCATTTCCCATGTGTAGCGAGCCTGTTTCAACGGGTTGTATTCGTTGAAAGAAAGCACTTGATCCGAAGACGTCACCAAGTCCCAGCTCGATTGCTTGCCGAACATCGGGTTGATGATGATCTCTGTACCGCCTGGGTACATTTTCTTCTTTTCTTGGAACTTCTTCAGGGCAGGCGTCGAGTAATCGGCCTGTTTAAAGAGTTTGTCCTTGACGTAAAACGGCAAGGTTGTTTGCACCAACTGGTCTAGCTGGTCAGCTGTAAATTCAATAGACATTTCGTTCTCCTGTTAAACGGTTTTCCGGTTAAGTTTTTGGAGAGCTACCTGCATCGCTTCTTCGTAAGAAGAGGGTGCTGTAACGGCTCCGGCTGCGTTGCCTTGCGACCGAGGAGAAGGTTGAACTGCTGGTTTAGGAGGAGTGAAGCTTCGCAATCTCTCGCTGACTTCCCTATGTACCCTGTTAAGTCTTTCCCAAGCTTTTTGTGGTGAGCCGGGGTCGCCTTCCGTATCCAGAATATATTTCATCCGCTCCGTGATCATGGGCAGTTTCTTTTGTAGATCAGGATCGGTCTGGGATACTTGTCCGGCCCAGTTTGTGAAAAGCTGGACCCTGTATTCCGTCTCTTGCTGCGCTTGCTGCGCTTGCGTCGTCTCTTGAACTTTTTCAACCCGCGCGTTTGCGACTTGAACCTGCCCCCTAGCTTTCGCCAACTCAGCGGCTCTTTCCGGACTTATAATGCCTTGATCGACTTCCCCTTGGAGGTCGGCAGGCAGTACGTACCCGAGATGTTCGCCCCATTCTTTGGCCAATCCGACAATCTTTTGGTAAAAAGCGTGCGGGTCGGTTGTGGCAAGGGCGGTCACTTTAAGAGCCTCAGCCGCGTCTTTCTGGTCAACATTGTTGGTTTTCAAGAACGTCTGCAACGTTTGGTATCTCTGCGCGTCCGCTTTCAAAGGCTCAATCTGTGATTGGAGTTCTTTGATCTGCTTTCTTGCTTCGGTCCGTTCCGCTACAACTTTCTTGAAAGCCGGGTGCGAATTAACTTCGGTTGGAGCGTTTTTCTCCTCGTCCGACGTCTTCTCGCCTTCGGCATCCTTCTTGTCGCCTTGAGCCGCGTCCTGTTTGTCGGGATCTTTAGCGTCGGCTGGCGTTGCCTTTGCCGGATCTTTCCCCAACATCTTTGCAAGGCCATCAGAGATGGCGTCTTTCAAAGAGCGAGATCCTTCGGTTTTTACGCCTGTGTCCGTTGACGTAGCGGACGGAGAGTTTACGTCAGGAGAAGATGCTTGCTGTGACGGAGCTTGCGTGGTCTGGTTTACGTCACTGGTTGCAGCGGTGGACGGAGTTGCTGCTGTATTTACGTCCTGCTGCCCTTGAGGGGCGTCGTCTGGCATGTGTGGTCCTTCTTAAAAGTGTTCACGGTACGAGCGTACCATGTTTGGGGTTTTACATCAAAATAGAATTTTCACCTTCGGGTATGCCTTGGATGTCGTTCATCCCTTGGTTCACCGTAAGGCTCTGGTCTTGTCCGGGCGGGCGCGGCGTCTTGTTCGCGCCTTCTGCGCCTTGTGCTTGCGGATCTGTCGCAGGGTCGCCCGTGCCGGGCTGCGGGCTTGCTGATTTCTGAAGCATCGCGTTCATCGCCTGGATCGATGGCAACCCTTCGAGATACGCTTCCGTAAAGTCGATCGAGCTGTCCGCCATCTTGATCGCGGTCTTCGCCAGCCACTCAGGTCGGATGCCTGGTGTTTGTACCAGAACCGGGAAGAGACGCTGGAACGTCGCCACTTCGAGAGCCTGGTTGGGTTTGCCAGATGATCCGGCTTCGACGTCGATATAAAGATCCTGAAGCAGCTCGGCAGGGTCGCTTTCCGGCCACATCGCACCGGGGCCGACGATCTGCACGACCTGATCCTTGCTCATGTTCATCATAAGCACGATACCGGCATCGCGCGCGAAAGCACTGAGCAGGTCGTCCAGATCGTCTGCCTTGGAGCGATCCTCGCCTTGTCTGCTGTCTTCCGCGATGGAATCGGCTGTGGCAGACGCTTTCGACACACCGCCGACGCGCGCATCGGATCTGCGCGTGATCCTGCGGATATCCTCGATCGTCGCGTTCGAATCGTACATATTCGGATCGATCGCGTGTTTCTTGATCTGCTGGAGCAACTGATCCACGGGCTGGCCTGGTTCAAGCGCGTTAAGCTCGATCACGGCGAACGCAGGAGCGTTTTCCATGTTTCTGCGATCTTCCTCACTCATGGAGCCGTTCACGGCCGCATATTGCGGTTTGGAGTTGATCCGGTGCTGGCGAAGCGCCTCTTTCTGGCGGTTGATCTCTTGTTGCTGGTGGCGGATCAGGCGAACTGTGCTTGGCGGGAAGATGCAGCTCTCGTCTTCAATATCGTTGAACGTCACCGGATAGTACGGGTAGAACTGTTCGATGGTGACATCCGGCGGGCCGGGCTCGCGCAAATACTCATCAAACCCTTCGCAAATCGTCATCACCGCGCCGGTGTCGAGATTATAAAGCTCCCATACCCGGAACGTGTCGTCCCAGTCACGTCCGTCATTAACACCCTTCTTGCGGTTGGGTGCCCACGGATCGCTCGCGCCCTCGACGCGGTTGCGGCTATAGGCTGAAGCCTTGGATTTGACGTCCTTCTTGTAAATCTCCTGGATCTTGCAGGCCGTGAGCGAAAACTCCTCGGCCACCCACCGCGCGCCTAGAAACCCTTGAAGCTGCGTACAGGCTGGATCAATAATCAGCGCCGTCGCGCGCGGGAAGTTGACGGTGAGCCCCTCGCGCGTGATCACCACTTGCGATTCCTGGAGCGTCTTGATCATAATCCGGAGCGTCTCTGCATCCTTGGCGTAATCCCCGCTCTCATTGTTCTCGGCTTTCGCTGCCAAGGCTTCCATCGTAGCCAGTCGCGAGGTTAGATCCCCGAGACGAAGCGAGCCTTCAGGAGATATTTCCTGCAATCTTTGGAAGCCGAGCTTCATGTAGCCGACGCCCACAGTCTCGACACGGCGGACGAGCTGCTTCATCTCGCGTTTGAAACTGGGTTGTTGCTGGAGAAGTTGTTGGTCGAATAAAAGCTCTAGTGTGCGGGCTATGCGCTCGTTGATCTGTCTGCGCAGTTTGCCTTCGTTGACGTCATTGATAAGAGCCAGCGCGTCTGGTGGGATCTGCGGCGGGGCTTGCATCTGTACCGGCAGGCCGCCTGGTCCTTGCATTATCGCGGGAGGCATGGCCGCGGCTTGTTGCATCGCCTGTGCCGCCGCCATCTGCGCTTCTTCGTAGGTCTTAGGGTTCTCGTCCCATATCGCGAAATCAAGGCGCGGTTTGCGCTTGGCCGTAAAAGTTGGGTTCTTAGCGTAAAGCGTGGCAACAGAAGCCGCGACCTCGCTCTGTGCGATATTGACCACATAGCGTGGATCTTCGACACTCGCCTGGTTGTCCCATTGGATGCCGCGCACGAACTTGCTGTCCTCCATCATCCGCGTGAAAGCGTCTTTGTGAAACTGCCGCGCCGAGAGGATGCGGTCCTGCCACCAGCTGATATACGCCTTGGCGTCATCGGAGCCGGGAGGGGCTTCCTTGTTGATCTGATCGGGGACGTTATCGCCTTCGCCTGCTATTGCCATACACTTCTCGCTCTATCCAATGCGCTCTGCGCTGTTTTCTTCGCCGCTGCCGCCTGCACCCATCCGGCTGTAAAAATAGCCGGGCCTGTTTCGTTGGCGGGTTTTGCTGCCGCCTGTCCTCTGCTCATCCGGTGAAGCCCTCTCCCTAAGTGACCGAGTGCATCCACCTGATCGTCTTGCGCGTCGCCCTCGCCTCGGAAACGAAGCAATTCCGCCACCATATCCGCATACCAAGACGCCTTGACCGGGAACCGGACATGACCGAGCGCCATCATACCACGGATGGATTGCGCTTTCTGCATTTTGTTGCCGACCTCGGAACTTTCCTCGATATGTGTTAAATAGATTCCTTCAGCGCGCATCCGGTTCTTGATCAAAGGCCCAAGTGATTTCGAAATCTGATCGCGCGCCGCGAACCAGGTGATGGGTTTATAGACCTTCATGACGCGCACCCACTCATCCATCAGCTCTTTAGGGCCAAACTTGCCGCGGCTACAATGAAGCAGCCAGACTTGCCCTGTCGGGTCTATCCCCGCCACGATCATGACCGTGTGGTTGGCGTGGGTTTTGGTGCTGACCGCGTGGTCGGAGGCTGCGTAAATGCGCAAAGTCTTCAGATCGGGCAGCTCGTTCGGTTGGTAATTCTGGATGAACTCTTTCCTGAAAAACCCTCCTTCCTCTGGCACCGGGCGGCCCATATATAGGGCGGAAAAATCCTCCTCGCCCATGATCTCTCTAATTTGCGCAAGCAGCTCGGGTGAAAACTTCTCGGGCCAGATATAATCCTCCGGTTTGATGCCCATGATACCTGAGACAATCTCGTCGTTCCCGAAAGCCTTGACGTTGAGCCATGTCCAGTGCTTGGCGCGCTCTGCGTTGTATTCCGGATGCGAGGGATCACACAGCCGCCCGATCAAATCGTTATCTGCCCAGCGAGTATGAAGCACAGCATATCTGGTCAAATTATGCGCCCGTTGCTGCGCTGTGACTGAGAACCATTCCCATGCTTCTTCGAGGGCGTTGGTTGAGTTCGCTTCCTGTTTATCCTTCACCGGGTCGTCGATCACGAAGATGTCGCAAGGCTGGCCTGTGACGCCGGTGCCCCGGCCAGCCATGAACACATAGCCGCCGACGTTGGTGACGAGCAGGCTCTTAGACTTGCCGCCCTTCTCCAGCTCGACTTCCGGGAAAATCTCCTTATAGCGCGGACTCTCGATCAGCCGGCGGATCAGCACGCCGTTCATCTTCGCTTTGTTCTCGTTGTAAGTGCCGACCATGATCTTGATATCGGGCTTCCTACCCAACGTCCAAGCCGAACCCATAACCGTTGTGTGAAGCGTCTTGCCTGTCTGCGGGGGCACGGAGAGGGCTGAGCGCATCGACACCATCTTGTCGATTTCTTCCCACCATTTCACCATCAGCTTATGGACTGGTTTGCTAATATAGGAGGTGCGCGTCACGTCGTCATAGTGCATCGGATCGGGCATCATATACTCGATGAAATCCTGCAAATTCTCGCGCGCCTTGAGGCGTTTCTCCTCGCGCTCGACGACGGCCAGCATCTGCTCCTCATCGCTCGATAACCGCCGGCGGGGCGGCATCGGCAGCGGGCGCTCTCCTATGAGGTCGTCGTAATTATTCATATTCTTCCATGAATTTCGCGATTGACTGCGGGATATCCAGCTTCGCGGCGATGGCGAGCTGGTGGACGAGCAGGATCGTATCGGCCGCCAGATGCGGATTCTGGAGCCTTTGCAGTTTCTCCAGTTTGTCCTGTTTCGCCTTCGCGTCGCGCTTGGTCTGTTGCTCCTCTATCGTGAGCGCGCGGGACGTGTAGGTGACGCGGAACGCACCGTCCACGAACTTGACCTCACCGCGCTCAATGACGCGGTTGTCTTGCACCGGCGGCTCGTCGGTTGCACGGACATAGGTGTAAAATTCCTGCGCAGGGAGCGGTTTCGGAATGAAAGGCTCCTCGAATTCCTCTGGCGGGTGGTCCTCACGGTCTTTCTCGTTTTTCTTCTCGATGCGTTTGCGCTCCGCCGCGCTCTCTTCTGTCTCGATCTCAATTGTCTCAGGCGCGCCTGTGATGCTCGCGGTCTTGGCGTGTCTTTGTTTGATCTCCTG